CATAAAATTTAACAATTCTTTTTTTAACAATTGTTTCTTCTTCTTCTAATCCACAAGTTTTTAGATGACAATCTTCATCTTCTTCATCATCAATTTTAATACTTCTTTTTTTAACAATTGTTTCTTCTTTTTCTTCTTCTTCTAATCCACAAGTCTTCAGATGACAATCTTCATCTTCATCAATTGTTTCATTTTCATCATCATTTGTTATTTTTAAAACATTATTAAGAAATTGTTTTGCCATAAGTTTATTATTTTCAATTTCATTTTCAAGTTGTTTAATTAGTTCGCAATTTCTGTCGCAATATTCGATAATTTGTCTTTGTTTTTTAAGAGATGGGATTAAAATATTAATTTCAGCTAATGATTTTTTATTTAATGAACCATTTCCAATAAGTCCTGATGACATTTTCGAAAAATCATTTATGGATAAATAGTAATATAAATATTTATTATTTAATAAATTTTCATCTTTACTTAGTATTCCAGCAATTGCTTCATTTGTATATAACGGATTTCCTACAATTGCTGTTTTACCAATACTCAATTTAAATGAGAATAATATTGTATTTCTTTCAAATAATTTTACACTACTATTTTCAACACCTAAATCTGTTATTTTTTCTTTTGTGTCATAAATGTATCCTCCATTCAATTCTCTTACTGAAACCCATAAATTATTTCCATTCTCATAATATTCATTTTTATTTCTTAAAGGTGTTCCACCAATATTAAATTTACAAACTTCCCCAAGTGTTTTAGCAATATTACTTCCATATTTAATCTCATTATTCAAGCAATATTCATTTAATTGTTTTAATTCTTTAATTTTTTCTTCACTTGTTTTATTTGCTTTTTCATATATAAAATCTAAATATTTTACAATTTCTTGTTGGCGTTTAAGTGATGGGATTGTGATTTTTATATTAGAACATCTATCTTTACTTATCATTTTTTTTGGAGTTCCACAACAAATTGTATCATCCATCAAATATTTTTCTCTGTTAAAATTTAAATAATACCAAATATATTTATAATTTATTTCATATTGATTTTTGCTTATTAAAATATATAATAAATCGCTTGCTATAAATTTTCCTTTAAAATATTGTGCTTTTGCTAAAGAACCCTCAGCACCACCAACCAACATAACACATTCACAATTATGTGTGTAACTATTATGTGTTTTATTTGTATCTGATGCTGTAATAAATGTATATTCACCTTCAATGTTTTTAGAACTTTGAAGACTTCCTTTTGTTATATTAAATACTTGATCTAATGTTTTTATAATAACATATTCTTCTCTATTTTTATCATCCATATAATTTTCATCATTTTTATCATTTTCATCAGTTGTGTCACTTTCTAAATATTCAGCATAATTTAATGAATATGAATTATTTTTTATTCTTTCAATTGGAACATCAACTAATAAATTTTTAACATTTTCATAAGGATTGTAATCATAAAATTTAACATTAGTTGTTTGACAATTATCTACAAATTTATAACTTGTTCTTGTTTCAACATTTGTATTTTTATTTTTTTTAAATTTTATTTCCATCACTTCATTTCCTTCTACTTTTTTAACAAAGTAAAATATACATGTTTTAATTGATGTATATGTAAATATTCCTGATGGTAAATATATAATTTCTTGTAAATCACATGTTTTCATTAAATATTCTCTGATAGCAATTAATGTTTTATTTGATTTTGAAAATAAATCTTGTCCATCAGGCAATACGACAGCACATTTACCATTAATGTTTAGCATACAAATAATTGCTTGAATAAATAATGATACAGCATTATCTGTTTTAATTGGAACGTAAGAATTTCTTACATTTTCATCCAACCGAAACTCATCATATTTTAAACCTTTAATTCCAAATGGTGGATTTGCTAGAATGTTATCAAATTTTCTTATTATTGGATTACGAATACTGTCTCCACGTTCTAAATGTTCAAATACATGACCTGATGAAATTAACATATTTGACATAGCCAATTGATATGTATCAGGTTCTATTTCTTTACCATAAATTCCTTGTGTTTTAATAAAATTCCAATCAAGTTGAATATTTCTTTCAACTGATTTTTTTAATATATTTTTTAAATAAGAAATTAAAAACCCACCTGTTCCCATAGTTGGATCGCATATAGTCTCAATTGTTCCATTTTCATAAATTTGTGGATTAATTAAATTAATCATTAAAGATTTGACTAAATGCGGAGTAAAGAATTGACCTAATACTTTTCCTTTCATTATATCTTTTGTTACTTCTTCATAAGCATCTCCCAAAATATCATTATTTGTTAAAGGCAATTCATTTAATTTATTTAATAATCTTTTATAACTTGTTTGTCTTACAATTTTAAAACCATCTCCTTTTAAGAAAACTTTATTTGTTGATGGATGTTCTGATAATATAATATCCCAAATATATTTCATCATATTAGGCAAATTATTTTCATCTTCATTTATTAAATTGCTAAATCGAACACATGATAATAATCTATTTTTACTATGTTCTAATACTTCATCTTCAAAATATTCTTCAAATTTGTATTCATAATCATCGATATTAATTTCTCCTCCAAAATGTTGTTCCAATAATTTCCATGTTAGTAAATGAGATAATGTTCGTAATGCTTTTTCTCCAGTTAGTCCTTCATTATCTCTCAAAATATTAAGACATGCCTTGAAAATATTAATTAAAGTTGTTTTTTCATTATTTATAGTTTGTGTTGTTTGTACGATTTCTTGAAGTTGTTCCAATGATACACAAGCATTTTTCTTTTTTGTATGTCTTATATAATCAATCTTTTGTGTAAAAACTTTTTGGCAAAATTCGCAGGTATAATTTTTGGTTCGTTTAGTTGTTTGGTTAGTTTCTTGCATTTTATAATAGTATAAGTAAAAAATCCTTTAAATTAATTTTATTCAATTTTTTAAAATTAAAAAATAAAAAAGTAAAAATTCCTTAATATTTATGTTTTTAAAAAATACAAAAATTTCGTTTTTTCTTTTTATGGGTTATATTTATTAATTCATTTAAATTATTAATATCATAGTAATCACACCATAATTCATAAGAAGGAAAATTTTCATCAATTTCACATAATTTGATTGCTATATTGGATAAATTAAGATGATTATTTTTTATTTCAGGATATTTAGTTAAATATTCATTAATTTTATTTTTACAAGTTTGAAAATCATAATAAATATTTAGAATTCCTAAATATTTAACCCAATTTTCAAATTGTTCTGAATATATTTCATCAGGATTTTCATAAAATCTTAAATCAGCTTTACAAAATTCAAAATATTCATGTTTAGATTTTATATTTTTTTCAAACAATATATTTTTTGCTCTTCCATATGTCATTTCTTTTCTTAAATTTTTAATTCTATCATATTCAAGTAAATCTAAAATAACAGCTTTAATGTCTTCTATTCCATCATATTTTTTTAAATTACCGATATTTTCTGATGGTGGTGAATATGATATTTTTTGTATAAATTCAAATTCATCTAATGGAATTTCAACATCATTTAATAAATATTTTAAAACATCAATAACTCTCCAATATTCTGTTTTTAAATCTTCATTAAAATCAATATATATGGGTAATAATATCATCAATATTTTATTTAAATTTCTTCCATCTATTCCTAATTCATCAGGTCGTATTCCACGACCTATACTTTGTATAATATCTTTAATGGATAATTTACGATCAGTTAAACTAATGAAATCTATTTTATTAAAATCATATCCAATGCTATATTTAGCAACTACGTAAGCAATACTATTATTATTTTGTTCGAAAGTTGATACATCTCTATAAGAATAATCCAATGAAATATTATTTAATCTTTCGTCAGTAAAATCATTTCCAATTAGAAGAAATGGTTTTATATTTGTTCTTAAATTTTTATATTCATTATAATGGTCATAAAATAAGTTGAATGCATTACGTTGATAATTGTGAAAACTAAATCCAAAATTTCTATTTTTATCTGTAAATTCGAATAATATATAATTTACTTTATTAATATTTTCTTTATTTTCACTATAAATATATGGTTTTATTGAAGTTAACCAATTTAATTTAATTAATTCATTAACTTTAATTGGAGAATATAATTCACCAAATATATTAATATTTTCACTTACTATTTTTTTATCAGGCGAAGCAGATGTAAATATTTTATATTTAATATTTGATATATTTGTGAGTAAATAATTAAATTCTAAATTATTTGTCAATTTATTAATCCATTCTTCAACACCCCAATGTGCTTCATCAAACCAAATTGCTATATTTGGAATATTTTTTATAAAATTATAAATTTTTTTAATAGATTGTGTACAACAAATTAAAATTTTATTTCCATATGAACTTATAAACTCTTCAATATTATTATTAATTGAATAATTAAGAACCTTAAATGTTTTATTTAATAATTGTAAGTATTTAAATGATATATTTTGAGAATTTATAATTTTTCTTGGAGATAAAATTATAATAAATTCACTTTGTAAAATTCTTAATAAATTATAAACAATAAAACTTTTTCCTCCACCAGTTGGAAGTTCAATATATATTTTATTATTTTCTAATAATTTATTACTACAATAATTTATAATTTCTTGTTGATATTCTCTTGGTTTCCATTTGTACATGTTAATATCATTTTTTCTTATAATTTTAAGAACATTTATTAAATTACGAATATTAATTTTATTTAATATTTTTTTAACACGATGTGTTCTTATTAAATTTGAAATCTCATTTTCAGATAATTGTTTATAATTTATTGTATATTTTTCAAAAATATTTATAATTTCTCCAATAATTTTTTTATCATAAAATTCAGTTCCTCCATCATATCTCACATTATATTCTTTTAATTCATCTTGTAATAATCTTTCAATAATTGATAATTGTTTAAGATTTACTTCATAAACAAATGTAAATTTTCCTCTTTTTATTTCACCAGTAGCGTATTGACTATCTCTCTCTGGTATATTTACAGTTTTTCCAAGTTTGCATAAATTATGATATTCATATGATGAATGCTGACGAATATAAATATATCCGTATATCATTTTGTAGTATATGAAAAAAATAAAATATAAAAGTATTTCAATTTTTAATAATAAACTGATAGTTTTTAATAAACTGATAGTTTTTCTTCTTCTTAAAATAAAATTTAAAAAATAAATAAAAAACAATATTTTTATTTACAATATAAAGATTATAATAAAATTATATATCTTATAAATTTATTCTTCAAATTCAAAATCATACTCAGTTTCTTCATCATAAAATTTAACAATTTTTTTTTTAACAATTGTTTTTTCTTTTTTTTCTTCTTCTAATCCACAAGTTTTTAGATGACAATCTTCATCTTCTTCAACTATTTTAGTTTTATCTGTATTTTTAATTAATACTTCTATCAATT